GGTAAGTCCACAATGTTAGATGCATTATCTTTTGCATTGTTTGGTAAACCACACCGTAAGATATCAAAGAAACAACTGATAAACTCTATCAATGGAAAAGGAACTGTAGTAGAAGTAGAGTTCAGTGTTGGTAATAAAAGATTTAAGATAGTTCGTAGTATTAAACCAAACGCATTTGAAGTTTGGTTGGACGGGAACATGTTAAATAAAAATTCTCACGTAAAAGACTACCAAGCCTTACTCGAGAAAAATATCTTAAAATTGAACCACAAGTCTTTTCATCAGATTGTGGTTCTAGGGTCTTCGAGTTTCATACCCTTCATGCAACTTACCTCTCAACAACGAAGGGGTGTAATCGAAGACCTACTTGATATTAACATGTTCTCTCTTATGAATATGATACTAAAAGAAAAGGTAAGTAAACTTAAAGACGAGATTACACAGAACGGTAATGATATCAATCTGATTGACTCTAAGATAAATGCACAGAAAAAATATCTAAGAGATATTGCATCGGTCAACGCACAGTTTAGAAAAGAGAAAGAACAAACCATTCAGGAAACTCAAAGAGATATAAAAGTATTGAATGAAAAGAATGAGAAGTTATCTAAACAAGTAGAGGAACAATTAGAACCAACCATACAGAATAAAGAGAGTGTTCAACTTAGAGAAAGTAAACTTCATAAGTTGACTACATCTATTGAGATGCAGTATAAGGCTTGTGAGAAAGAACATAAGTTTTTTAAAGATAATGACGAGTGTCCTACATGTAGTCAAGAGATAGACTTAAAATTAAAACAAGAAAAGATAGAGACTACTAAGAAAAGATTAGAAGAACTAAACGAAGGTATTACCAAAGGTAATGACGAACTTGCGAACTTAAATGCGACTATAGAAATCTTTAATAAGACTATCGCAGATTGTCGTGAGTGGAATGCAGAGATATCAGGTAATACTAAAACCATTGGTAAATTAAATAAAGTGATTGACGGTTTACAAAGTGAGATAGAAAATCAAATAGAGTCAAGTGGAGATTTATCTGACGCAAATGCAGAACTAGAAGAGATGCGTAAGAACAAAGAGAAACTACAAGACACCAAATATAAATTGAACGAACAATTTTCTTATCATCAAGTAAGTAGTGAACTACTAAGAGACTCGGGTATCAAGTCTAAAATTATTAAACAGTATTTACCCGTGATAAATAATCTGACCAATCAGTATTTACAAACACTAGACTTTTATGTTCACTTTGACTTAGACGAAAATTTTGTAGAAACAATTCGTTCCCGACATCGTGATGCATTTACTTATGACTCATTCTCAGAAGGAGAAAAACAAAGAATTGATTTATCATTATTATTCACTTGGAGACAAATAGCCAAGATGAAAAATAGTGTCGCAACTAATCTTCTAATCCTAGACGAAACATTTGACTCGTCTTTAGATATGGAAGGGGTTGACAATTTGATGAAGATACTGTATACTTTGCAAGAAGATACGAATGTCTTTGTCATTTCCCACAAGGGAGAACTCGAAGACGCATCTTTCTCAAGAAAGATTGAATTCGTTAAAGAGAAAAACTTTAGTAAAATTAAATAGGAGTATATAATGGAACTAAGTGAACAGACGATTAGTGTATTAAGAAATTATGCATCTATCAACCCGAACATAGTAGTAGAAACGGGTAATAAATTAAAAACTATTTCTGTTGCAAGAAATGTTTTGTCTTCTTCTACTATCACAGAAACCTTTCCGAAAGAGTTTGGTATCTATGATTTAGGTGAATTTCTAAATGTGATATCTCTAGTAGATAAACCACATTTGACTTTTGAAGATGACTATGTGACAGTTGGAGACTCTACGGGTCGTTCCGCAGTCAAGTATTATTATTCTGACCCTGATATGTTAACATCGTCAGGTAAGGAAGTACAAATGCCTGAGTCGGAAGTTAACTTCTCACTAGATAGTGATACCCTAAATAAAATCAGAAGGGCTGCAAGTGCATTAGGACATTCTGAATTATCTATCGCAAACACACAAGGTGCGGTTAGACTTTCAATTGTTGATAGTGCGAATGCAACTTCTAATGTGTTTAGTATTGATGTTGAAGGAAGTTATCCCGAAGGTGCAGAGTTCAACTTCATTATGAATGTAAATAATTTAAAAATTGTTGATGAAGACTTTCATGTTATGATATCAAGTAAACTTATATCTCACTTCACAAGTAAACAAAGTGACATAGAGTATTACATTGCATTAGAGAAATCATCAACTTATAAGTAAGGAGTATATAATGGCAAAACCAGTACCCGAACAAAGAGACCACTCGCAAATCTATGAAGTATCAAATAGAGTTGCAAGGTCTACAGTTGCAGTAATTGACACTGTAGTTCAAAGAGGTGGATTTAAAGGAGAAGAGTTGACTACTATTGGTCAGTTAAGAGACCAAGCAACTCAGATTATTCAGATATGTGAAACTTTCCAATCTGAACAATCAAAGGTTGACAATAAGAGTTAAACCTGATATACTTCCTTTTAATTTTTTGTCAGAAGTATATGCATTGCAAGGTGGAACAATTTAAGAACGCACAACGCACATATACTTCTGACCCTTTGAACTTTATATATTATGACACAAGATTTATTCTTATGGGTCGAGAAGTATAGACCCAAAACTGTCGAACAGACAATACTTCAAACAGAACTAAAACAAACATTTCAAAAGATTGTAGACTCGGGTGAGATACCGAATATGTTATTCACGGGAACTGCGGGACTCGGGAAGACTACAGTTGCAAAAGCAATATGTGAACAACTTGAACTTGACTACATTGTAATTAATGGTAGTGAAGAAGGTAATATCGATACTCTTCGTGGTAAGATAAAACAGTTTGCATCTACAATATCTTTGCAAGGTGGATACAAAGTGGTTATCCTTGACGAGGCCGATTATCTAAATCCACAATCAACTCAACCCGCACTGCGTGGGTTTATAGAAGAGTTTAGTCAGAACTGTAGATTTATTCTGACTTGTAATTTTAAGAACCGTATAATTGAACCACTGCATTCTCGTTGTGGTGTCTATGAGTTTAATACTACTAAGAAGACACTCGCACAACTATGTAGTCAGTTCATGAAAAGACTACAGACTATTCTCAAGGACGAAGGTGTAGAATATAAAGAAGAAGTGATTGCAGAAGTAATCAGTAAGTATGCACCCGATTGGAGAAGATGTCTAAACGAATGTCAAAGGAATGCAATTGGTGGTACAATCAACATGGACATTCTAGTAAACAAAGAAGACTCGTTTGATGATTTATATTCCGCATTGAAACAAAAGAACTTTAAACAAATGAGAACGTGGGTAGTAAACAATATTGATGTAGACCCAGTTGCAATTATTCGTGGGGTATATGACACTATGTATGAAAAAGTACAACCCGAAAGTATCCCACAATTAGTTTTGATACTTGCAGACTATCAGTACAAGAATAGTTTTGTTGCAGACCATGAACTAAATATGGTTGCGTGTTTGACCGAAGTAATGGCTAACGTGAGTTTTAAATGAACCCATTTGAATTTTTAAACGCAATCAACTATACCAAGAAAGATTTAATGGTAGACCCAGAGAATGAAAAACATTATAACTCATTCGTAATCAATAGGTCACTATCATACTTTCCTGATACCGTTGCGATTGCAAATGAGATGAACAAGTATCATCATCTAGATAGTCGTCTACAATTCTCATTTCTTATAAATATTATTAGAAAGAGAAAAAGGTTTAGTAAATGGATTAAACCTGAAATAGAAGATGATGTTGAAGTGGTAAAGAAGTATTATGGATATAGTAATGAAAAGTCAAGACAAATACTCCCACTACTTAGTCCACAACAAATAGATATCATTAGGAAAAAGGTGAGTAAAGGTGGAAGAAAATAATATAGTAAGTTGGACTCCCGCAAACATGTTGGAAGTGACACTTGCAGAACCAGATGATTTTTTAAAAGTAAGAGAAACCCTAACACGTATCGGTGTTGCATCTCGTAAAGAAAACAAGTTATTTCAATCGTGTCATATATTACATAAACAAGGAAGATACTTTATAGTACACTTCAAAGAATTGTTTATGTTAGACGGAAAGAAATCTAATCTAGAACAATCAGATATAGAAAGAAGAAATACAATCGCAACTCTATTGAGTGATTGGGGACTAGTAGAAATACAAAACACGGAACAAGCAAAGGAATGCAGTTCTCTAAAACAAATAAAAATAATCCCATTTAAAGAAAAGAACGAATGGGAATTGTGTCCAAAATATAACATAGGAAACAAATGATAGATAAAAATATACTAATAAATTTTAGTCCACTCATTGCAGTTTTCTTTTTTAGTTTAATTGTTTCGGGTTGTTCGATGATGACTGGAATACCATTGACTGATAAGAAATGGGGTGCGAGTAAAAATACTAATATATGTTTTTTTAATAACAAGGGAAATCCTATTTGCGAGAAAAAACTTAACGGAACTATCTTATGTGGTAAGACAGAAGTTGGTCAAGAGATTTGCGTAGATATGACTCCCGCAACTATATACTAATATGCCAGTAAAATACAAACCAAGTGAAGTAAAGATTGATAGACAAACTAAAGTAAAGTCTGTTCAACATTATTACATGAAACAATTGTCTCAAGAAGAATTGTTTAACATGTTGAATGCGGACAATACAAAACCTAAACTTAAACAAAAGATTAGAAACGAATTATCTAGACGGGGTGTCAGAATAGTAAAGAGTAGTAAACAAGCTGGTGTTTGTTGAAATTTGAAAATTCGTCCCCATATATATAATATAGAGAGAATGCTCGGGTGAGGTTCTCCATAAACTTGCTAATATAGGAGTAGATATGACTACAATAGAAGCGTTTGGACAATTCCGTCCATTTACAATAGGTTTCGATAGTATCTTTGATAAACTATCCGAAGCCGCAGTGCCACACAACGGTGGTATTAACATTCCATATAACATTATTAAGAGAAGTGAAGACTCTTGGTTTATTGAAATGGCAGTTGCTGGTTTCAATAAAAAGAATGTTGATATTGAACTCAAAGAAAATAATCTGACGATTACTTGTTCTAAAAAGAATGAGACACCGCCAGAAGATACAGTTGAGTTTGTTCACAAAGGTATTGCAGAGAGAAACTTTTACAAAACTTTTGCACTCGCAGAACACGTTGAAGTAAAAGGTGCAGAAATAGTTGACGGTATTCTATCAATCGAATTGATTAGAAATATTCCTGAAAAGGAAAAACCTAAAACTATAAAAATCAAATAACTTTTATTTGTGGTCAAGGGATAGAAATATCCCTTGACTTTTTTTGATTAATACTATATAATATGCAACAATGGATTTTTATACAAATGTTTCCCGTTTCGGAAACAACTTACTTTACATAGGATACAAAGGTGGTCAGAGAATTCAAAGAAGAATTCCGTTCAAACCAACCTTGTATGTTTCAACACCCAAACCTAAATCTGGTTGGAGAACTTTATTTGACGAACCCGTAGACCCGATAGAGTTTGACTCTATGCGTGATGCAACAGACTTCACAAAAAAATATCAAGGAGTAGAAACTTTTAATATCTACGGAATGAATGATTTCGTATCGCAGTTTATTGCACAAAAATATCCTGACGAAATAAAGTTTGACCGTGATACTATTTCAGTCACAAGTTTTGATATCGAAGTACAATCCGATGAAGGTTTCCCCGAACCAAAATATGCAGACTATCCTATTACTGCAATCACCACCAAGAATAACAAAGAGAATGTTTATCGCACGTGGGGTTGTGGAGATTATAATCCCGCAGAGAATGTTCTCTATACTAAATGTCAGAACGAGGCTGCACTCTTACATAAGTTTCTAGATTATTGGAAACAAAATTATCCTGACATTGTCACGGGTTGGAATAGTATTAGTTTTGATATGGTTTATATTGTTAACCGTTTGCGTAAGATGTATGGAGAAGATAAGATAAAAGAATTATCTCCTTGGGGTCATGTTAATGAAGATAAAGGAACTGACTACTATGGTAAAGAAGCAATCACCTATGAATTACTTGGTATCACTCAATTAGACTATAAAGAAATATTTAGAAAGTTTACTTACAACACATTAGGAGAACAAGAGTCTTATTCTCTAAACAACATTGCACACGTGGTTCTTGGAGAAGGTAAGATATCATATGAAGAACAAGATAGTTTATTTGCATTGTACAAGAATGACTATCAAAAGTTTATTGACTATAATATAAAAGACGTAGAACTTATCGATAGACTTGAAGAGTCTCTCGGACTGATTACATTATCAATGACTATGGCATATCGTGGTGGGGTGAACTATCGTGACGTACTCGGGACAACTAAGATATGGGATAATATAATTTATCGTATGTTGAACAAAAACAAAGTTGTCTGTCCACCCAAAGAAGAAAAGTCTAAATCAACTTTTGTTGGTGGTTATGTAAAAGAGCCGCAAGTGGGAAGTCATGAGTGGGTTGTGTCCTTTGATTTGAATTCACTGTATCCAAATATCATTATACAAAATAACATGTCTCCTGAAACAGTTGTGGACGGTCTGGTTAATACTTCTTTAGAACACATACTTAGAAAACAAACTGAGATTGATACTACTTATGCGACTGCACCCAATGGTGCAAGATTTAAAAAAGACAGACAAGGTGTGATACCATATGTAATTCAAAAATATTACGAAGAAAGAGTTGACATTAAAAAAGAAATGTTAGAATTAAAACAAGAGTATGAGTCTACACCGACTAAGTCTTTATCAAACAGAATATCACATTTAGATAATCAACAAATGTCTATCAAGATTTTAATGAACTCATTGTATGGTGCATTGGGTAATCGTTGGTTTAGATACTTTGACCAAAGAGTTGCAGAGTCAATCACACTCGGTGGTCAGTTATCTATTCTATGGGCAGAAAGAACTGTCAATAAAGAAATGAATAAACTAATGTCTACTGACGATGTAGATTATGTGATTGCAATTGATACTGACTCTCTCTATATTAATATGGGAGAACTCGTCCAAAAATTTAATCCTAAAAATCCAGTTAAGTTTTTGGACGAGATTTGTAAAACACATTTTGAGAAAGTCCTAACTAAATCTTACGAAGAACTTGCAGACTACACTGGTGCAATGTCTAATCGTATGGAAATGGGTAGAGAAGTAATCGCAGACAAAGGTATCTGGGTTGCAAAGAAAAGATATATTCTAAATGTTCACAACTCAGAAGGTGTACAGTATAAAGAACCTAAACTTAAGATTATGGGTATTGAAGCTATCAAGTCATCAACTCCAGAGTTGGTTCGTGATAACATGAAAAAACTATTTAAGATTATTCTTGCACAAACACAAAATGATGCACAACACTTTGTAAGTGTATTCAAAAATGTATTCAAAGACTCTCCCGCAGAAGAT